CTGGTAACCCAACAGCACCTACGCAAACAGCGGGTGACAACTCAACAAAGATCGCTACTACTGCTTTTGTTGCAACGTCATTTGCACCACTAGCGTCGCCCACATTCACAGGTGTTGCTGTCACACCTGCGCTCTCTGTGACAGGACTCACCGGCGCGACAACAGGCATGCGACTTGTCGGTGCTACCGCGTCAGGCGCACCGGCGTCAGGAACGTTTCTTACGGGTGATGTCAGTGTAGACCGCACGGGAGTTTGGTGGTTATGTACGGCGGGTGGAACATCAGGAACATGGGCAAAGATCGGTGCAGCGTATCTCTCAAGTGCGAATGAAGTTCACCTCACATCCACTGCGGCGACAACTGTCACCACTTACACACCTGCAGCAGCAGGTAACTTCGAGATCGGTATCTACTTCCGAGTTGTGACTGGGACAACAGCCGTGACGATAACCGTCACGTGGACTGACACAACTGGTGCGCAAACACTTACACTCTTAAACGCAGTGAATGAAGCAGTTGGTTCTTACTCATTGACGAAGTTTATGATCGCTGCAACTGCGGCCGCGATCACTGTGACCATGACTTCGGGTACCTCAAATAACATATATGCAAGTGCATCAATAGGACAGGACTAATTATGGCAACAGCAACACTCATAAATGTAGCAACGCCAGAACCTGCACTTGCGTTGTTATTGTCTAACACACCGCTTTTCGTAAATGTCGACAATTCCGGTACACGCATGTGGCCGAATCAAATCACGATGACATCGCTGAGCACCTGGTATAACGTCACTAGTCTTACACTCACACCCGGTACATATGTGCTGTTTGGAGCATCTGAAATAAGCATAAGTCCTGGACCAACACTCGGACTTGTGTTTAGTCTTACAAGTGCAAATGGCACACCAGTTGCAACTATGATAAATTCACCACAAATCTCCAACACTGGTCCGGTTGGTATGGGAGTTGTCGCAGTGGTAAAGGTGACTGCTACAACAACTGTGTACCTTAACGTAGAGAACACTGGTACTGGTGTTGACACTATAGGTTCGGGTGGTGCATTGGCAGTACAAATCGCTTAAAAGAAATTGAAAGGATGCAAGATGGAATCACTTGTAACTCTTAAGAGAACATTCATACCGAATGTTCGCAATCAAGTTACTCACTGGGCAATCCAAGGTGTGGTGGATGAACGTGAGAAGCAAGATTTTGTGTATCTTGAAACACGCCCGGAGGTCGTCAGTTGGCAACCTCCAATCCGTGTTGATTGTTCTTTCTACTGTAAGATCGTGTATTGGCGTGCGGGTGCGATTGACCCGACTGGCATGAACTTCGATGAGTATGGTAACTCAGACAGCATCTTTAATAATCCTCAAGGTAAACACATCAACCTTGCTGATGTGCGTCATGGAGACATCATCCTCTTCGGTCCTGGTGGTTCAGTACACGCAGTCATCGCTGTGACAGATGGCACCGGTGGTGATCCCACGTGCGCATCTATGGGTCAACCTGGTAATCCTGCTCTTGTAAAATTAAGTGTACTTGAGTCATTGGGTGAAGCAACATTCATTCAGTTCCCAATGACGAATCGTCACCTAATGAAACTTCCTATCATTGGCAATCGCCAGATATAATAAGAACATGACGAAAAGACGACAGTACGCTGTGCAAGATCATGAACGTGCATTCACGTTTAACGGTGTACTCTTAGGTCATGCATCATCTGAAAATCAGTCAAAAAATCGATGGACGGAAATGTCAATCTATCGAACTGACAAAGGCACATACATCATCTCTGGTATTGGGCAAACCCGAGTCAAAAAAGGTGATTATGTTTGGGATGATGAAAAGAGCAGAGATGTTCGCGCAACGAAAGATGAAACACCTCGAGCCTGGGCGCACGTGTGTGAAAGTGCAGAAGGTGCAATTCAAAGACTATATCTTTTTGACACTGACAATGTTCGGTACATGACGCGTGTTGCACGCACTGCACTCCTCGCTGCAATTGAACTCGATGATGCATTGAAAAATGCTTTCCTCATTGAAGAGGTTGCGTAATGGCGTTGACTTCAACACACACTCATACGACATTCTTTAACGTAAAACAAGTTGATGAATTAGTTGGTGGTGCATACAAAGCACTTGCTGAAGATTGGGAACGCCGCCGCATGCATATCTCTAAGGAATGCCAAATGGCAGGTGACGCTCGACTTGAACTCTTACGTCACACGTGGACACTCCTATTGGAGGATGCTGACTAGAAGTTGTAGTATGTTTATCGATGCAATGACGAAAGGTAATGAATGCTCATTCTACTTGAAGGTCCTGATGGTGGTGGCAAGACCACTCTTGCAACTGAACTTGCACGAAGAATTACAGGAGTGACAGACATTCGTCACTGTAGCCAATTGAGGCGTGATCCACTTGATGAATACATTGGTGACTTGCATATGTATCTTCCAGGTACTGGGATGAACATCATCTATGATCGTCACTACATGGGTGAACTTATCTATGGCCCTTTATATCGTGATGTGTCAGCAGTCACACCAGGAATACAGTTTGGCATTGAACAGTTTTTGAATCACAAAGGTGCACTTCTTGTTCTTGTGACAAATCACACAGATGTGTTGCGGCAACGATGTGCTGAGAAGGGTGAAGACTTTCTACAAGTCGATGACATCTACTTTGTGCGAATGCAATACTACGAAGAATTTGAAGAGTCAAAAATCAAGTTCAAGAAAGTAGTTATTGATGCAACAAGTGATGATGTTGACGACATCATTTGGTTGGCGAACAAAATTGAAAAGCGAGTGGCAGTATGATCATCATTCCATCAATGGCACTCGGGTACAAGACAATCATTGATCACGTCTATGAGAACGGACGCCACACAAGTCCTCGAGGAATTGAGACGCTTGAAGTTCCTGACCTTGTCTTTCGTCTCGATGATCCAACAAAATCACTTGCGCACTCAACTGGTCGAAAACTTAATCCTGCAATTGCAGCGATGGAGGCCGCGCAACTTATTGGTGGATTTCTTGACCCTGCACTGATGGTAAGTGTGTCAAAGAACTTTGAAAAATTCATGGATGATGGAACATTTCACGGTGGTTACGGTGAACGCATCGGTAATCAAGTTCTTATGGCTGCACAGAAGTTAATAAAGGATGATGCAACGCGGCAAGCAGTAGTGACCATATGGGACAAGGATAAAGATAACCTTCCTGGCTTCCACGATTACCCGTGTACATTGTCACTCACGTTTCAGATACGTGATGACAAGTTAGAACTTCACACTACAATGAGGTCAAACGACGTGTGGCTTGGGTTACCGTATGATGTATTTCAGTTCACCCAACTCCAATGCACTGTGGCAAATGTTCTTGGCCTTGGCTATGGTCCATACTTTCATCACGCGGTGAGTATGCATCTATACTTGTATGACGTTGTGAACGCAATGAAACTTGAAAGTGTTGATGCTCTTCCTGGTTACATTAGTCTCATTGGTTTTGGTAACCGTCGAACATACGGAACAAACAACATCTTTGGCGTGTTACAACGAGCGCGTATGATTGGTCAAGGTAGAGAAGATGAAGTAAGTCAACCGTCTCTCACAGAACAATGGTTCATTGCACAGTTAGCAAAATACACAACAAAAAAAAAGGTAGTGACAAATGACGAAACGACAATCATGGGACCGCACATGGATTTCGATTGCAAAGGTGATGGCGCTGAGATCTGAGTGTTCACTCGCCCAAGTTGGTGCAGTGATCGTGAATGATAAGAACCGAATCATTGCTACTGGGTACAATGGGCCACCGGCGAATAGCATCGCTACAGAGTCGTGTCGATTGTCATGCCCACGCTCCCGTCCACACGCTGGTTCGCAAGTTTCAAGTTATGGGTTTGGTTGCATCAGTATTCATGCTGAGGCGAATGCTCTTCTCTTTTGCGATAGGTCAATGATTGAAGGCGGCACGCTTTATGTCAATGCAGTACCATGTGAAGATTGTGCAAAGTTAATTGCGAACAGTGGCATCGGATTTGTGTTCTTCACTGATGACAAAAAACCGCACCGACCATCAGACACGATCATCAACTACTTAGCCGCACACAACATTGATGCACAGGTGATTGAATGAGTGGCGAATTAAATCGTGTGAAGTTACATTACATAGAGTCAGTCAGTGATGTAAATGATTTCATGTCATGGCTGAACAAGCGGCGACCAGTTCTTGGTGTTGACACTGAAACGACGGGTCTTAAGCCGTGGCGTGATCACGTTCGATTAGTCCAGTTTGGTGACAATGACGAAGGATGGACATTCCGTTGGGATCGGTGGGGCGGTGTTGTCAAAGAAGTGTTTGCGGGTTATGAGAGTGATTATGTTTTTCATAATGGGAAATTCGACTTAGCGATGCTAGCACAGTGGTGTGATACTGTTCTTCCTCCATCTCGCTGTCATGACACAGCAATTATGGCACGGCTACTTGACCCGACTGGTCTTCGTGGTCTCAAACCATTAGCCATGCAATTCATTGACCGTAACGCGGGTGTTGGTCAAGCAATGCTAGAGAAAGCAATGCATGACGGTAATTGGACGTGGGAAACAATTCCGTATGATGTCCCAGCATACACGATGTATGCTGCAATGGATTGTGTTCTCACAACACGACTCTATGATATTCTTTACCCAAAGGTACTGACGACTTGCCCGATAGCGTATGACTTAGAACGGGAGTTTTCTAGTGTTGCACAGAAGATTGAGTCACGAGGTTCGCAAGTCGATAAGGCATACACAGAGCAAGCATTCGTGGCGCTTAGACAATACATGGATGATGCAGAGAAGTGGTGTGTTGACAATTACAATGTGAAGCCAGGTTCAAACCAAGCAGTGATTGCGATTCTTGCGGCAGAAGGTATTTCATTCGTTAAGCAAACTAAAGGTGGTGCACTCGCACTTGACGCGGATGTTCTTGAAGATATTGATCATCCACTCGCACAAACAGTTCTTGCACGACGCCAAACGCAGAAAGTAGCAAACACATATCTCCGTAACTTTCTTGAAATGTCTGATGAGAACGGAATCATTCGACCAGGGATGGATGCACAAGGAACTGTGACAGGTCGTATGTCGATGGAACTCTTTCAAACGTTACCGCGCAGAAGTGAAGAAAACCCACTAGCCAACATCGTCCGTAACTGCATCATTCCGCGCGAAGATAACGTCTTACTTCTTATAGATTTCTCCCAGGTGGAAATGCGAATTCTTGCTCACCTATCAAGTGATCCTGGTCTTGCTGAGGCGTTCACGACTGGAGATTTTTTTCTCAATCTTACACGTGAAATCTTTGGTGATGAAACTATCGAACGAAAAGATCCACGACGGCAAACGACGAAGAATGGCATGTACGCTTGGGCGTATGGTGCGGGCGCCGCAAAATTTGCAATGACAGCGGGCATCACAGAAGAAGCAGGCACTGTGTTCTTCAATTCGATTAAACGACGATTCCCAGGGATGGAAGCATTCAAGCACCAGGTTGAGAAAGTTGCGACTGAACGCTTACAACTTGAAGGAAAGCCATACGTTCTTTCACCGTTCACACGTCAACCTTATTACCCGAAAAAGGAAGACAAGATCTACGCTTTAGTAAATTATCTCATACAAGGGTCAGCGGCAACCATCCTCAAGAAGAAGGTTGTGGAAATGGACAACGCGGGCATCGCTGACTTCATCACGTTGTTAGTCCACGATGAAGTGATTGCTGATGTGCCACTTGACCAAAACCAAGAAGTCGCAAGTGTGATGCAAGCGATAATGAATGACGACAAACTTCTTAGTGTTCCACTCACTGCAACACTAAGTGCTGGGTATCGATGGGGAGAAAAATTTGATTACATCGGATCATCGTTAGATGTCTAGCGCACTGCACATACGATTGTTCTTTGCCCATAATGGTCTGGGACCATACACTTGTTTCTTCTGTGGTGATGATGTCGCACTAGAGAAAGTAACGATTCATCATAAGAATCACGATCATGATGACAATCGAAAATCAAACTTGAAAGCATCACACTCCGGTTGTCATAGTCGACATCATGCCACTGGACGTGTTAAATCAGTACGTGAACGTGAAAAGATTTCCACAACACGTAAGGGTATGTTTGCACGAGGTGAATTAACGACACCAACACAAGGTATTGGTCATTCACCAGAGACGTGCGCCAAGATAAGTGTAAGTCATATGGGAATACGACCATCAGATGAAACCCGCGCTAAGATAAGCGCAGCAAATAAAGGTAACTCTGATGTAGTAAGACGTGGCTGGGAAACACGAAGGAGCCGACAATGATACTCCTAGGTGTAGACCCGGGTAAGACTGTTGGTCTTGCGGTCTATAACACAATCACTGAAGAAATGATGGGATCACAAATTGTCTTTGATGACTTTGGTGATTGGTTGAATCTAAGTCTTGGTAATGTTAGGAAAGATCCTAACCTTGACCAAGACATAAAAGTAGCATGTGAACGCTATGCAATACGTTCACTTAAGTATGCAGCCGATGCTCACTGGGCAATTGAGATTATTGGCATCACACGATACTTGTGTAAATGTTATTCAGTACCACTTACACTTCAACATGCTGGTGTTGCAAAGCAATATGCTAATGACATCAAATTGAGGAAAGCCAAGTGGTATGTCCCTGGCCGTGATCACGCTAATGATGCCATAAGACATGTGGCACTCTTAATGGCATCACAAAAAATCGTACCTCCATGGGCTGCATAAGTAGTATTGTTAGTTATGACGCAATGATGAATGGACGGAAGTGATGGCACAAGCAGAACTGACTGAAGATAGTGGACGGATTTTAGTGTCCACTACGTTCAGTGAGAAAGAGTTAATCAAATCTGTGCCAGGTTCAGGCTGGAAGAATGGTGACTGGACAGTTCCACTTTCTTGGGGTTCTTGTGTCACTCTTCGGGGTGTGTTTGGTCAGCGTCTTGAGATTGGACCTCGTCTTGTTGAATGGGCTACACATGAACGTGAAGAACGTGTTGACCCAGCAAATGAAATTCGTATGGTTGTGTCATGGGCAAACGGTGTAGTGACAGAGCCAGGACTCTACCCATTCCAAGATGTTGGTGTTGAGTTCCTTTATCGTGCTAAGCGTGCACTCCTCGCAGATGAAATGGGAACAGGCAAGACCACACAAACAATTCGTGCAATTCGACGTCTTGCGTCATGGGGCGAAGATCCGTTTCCTGTTTGCGTTATCTGTCCTAATACTGTTAAGCGTGGATGGTTGCGAGAGTGGGCGCGTGAAGCGCCACGAGGCGACCCGAACGTGCAAGTGTTTGTTATCGAAGGTTCAGCGACAAAGCGGCGCAAGATTTTTGATGATGCAAATGCAGCCATTGCAGATGGATATGATGTTGCGATTATCATCAATTTTGAGTCTGTGCGTGGGCACTCACGACTTGCTCCGTACGGCACAGTTCGATTGAGTGAGAAAGAAAAAATGCTTAAGGAATTGAATGATATTTCATTCAAGACTGTTGTGGTGGATGAGGCCCACCGCATGAAAGATCCTAAGTCAAAGCAAACACGTGCATGTTGGTCAGTGCAGCACGGCAAAGAAGTTAAGTTTGTATTTGGCCTAACTGGTACGCCGATTGCTAGTCATCCTGGTGATCTATGGGCAATCATGCATGGGATTGCTCCACTTGACTATCCAACACGCACAAAGTATGTTGACCGTTATTGCATGCAAGGGTATTCACCATTCGGCGGTCTTAACATTGTTGGTGTGATGCCAAATACAAAAGTAGAGTTTGAGCAAATTCTTGACCCACGTATGCGGTCAATGCCAAAAGAACTTGTATTGCCATTCTTGCCACCTAGGATTCGACCGGAACCACGTTATGTTCCTATGAGTCCAAAGCAAAAGAAAGCATATAAGCAAATGGAAGAAGATATGCTTACACGTCTCGATGACGGTACTGTTATCTTCGCAACGAATTCACTTACAAAGAACACACGCTTACTTCAGTTCTCATCGGCATCGGCTGTGATAAACGAAGAAGGTGAAGTTCGTTTGTCTGAACCTTCGTCAAAACTTGATGAACTTGATAACATCATTGATGAAATGAACGGTGAACCACTTGTAGTTGTTGCTGAGAGTTTGCAACTAATCAATCTCGCCCAGGCGCGTATGGATAAGCGTGGCATCACATATCGTATGGTCACAGGCGACATACCTGCTGGCCCGATACGTGAACAGAACATTGAAGATTTTCAAGAAGGTAAAGCGCAAGTGATGCTTATGACAATCAAAGCAGGCGGTGTTGGTATCACACTTACACGTGCCGGCGTCATTGTGTTCTTGCAGCGTTCATGGTCAATGATCGACAACAAACAGTGTGAAGACCGTGTGCACCGTATTGGCTCTGAAATCCATGACAAAATTGTCATCATCGATATGATCGCGGCAGACACAGTTGAAGAATCACAGATACCACGTCTCCACGAAAAATTAAATAGGCTGCAAGAGATTGTGCGTCATCGTGAGACGTTACTGGCAAATGGTAATGTAGAGGCAGTGGCGGCACTCGACGCAGAGAAGGAAAGAATCGAAGCAAGCCCACTATGGGGAACTGACGTAATGAGAGAAGGAGTAAATGATGAATGAAATAACGGCTGATGTAATAAAAGCCGATCGTGCCGCGAGGAAGTTATCAAGAGTGAAGTATGCAGCACTTCTTAGACTTACGCAGACTCGTGTGTTCAATCTTGAGAAAGGCTCGAAACCAACTGAAGAAGAGGAAGTGAAACTACATGACCTCATCAATTCGGGTGTGCCGGTAGCAACAAAGGTGCAACCACCACCAACGTTTCCTCCCGCGCCAGAAGATGATGGTGTCATCCTTGTTGATGAATTGGATAGCGATGAAAACGATGATGCTCTTGGTGTTGGCGATGAAGTGCAAGGTACATTGTTTGATGACACTGCTAGTGATCAAACAAGTGCAGAGACAAAAACATATGTTGGACTACCAACTAAGTATGCGTTCAAGTATCCCGGGTACCACATCTCAAACTCAGAGATCCAGACATTTAAGCGATGCAAGCGTAAGTGGTGGCTTGCGTATTATCGTGAATTGAAATTGAAGTCGCCCGATGTGACTGGTCCACGAGCATTGGGCACGCGCATTCACCTTGCACTCTCTGCCTTCTATTCGATTGCGCACGAAGACCCGATGGAAGTTCTTGAATCCACGATTACATTTGACCGCAAGATACTGAGTGAAGGTACGGATGTTGATGCACTCTTAGATTTGGAGAAGGAAGCAGACCTTGCACGTGCGATGTTGGAAGGTTATCTCCAATGGGTTGAAGAGAACGGCGCTGACGAAGGTCTTGAGATCATTGGCAATGAAGAGGTTGTTGAAGTTCCATTCGGAACATTTCTTGGTGTGGTTGTTGTGCTAGTTGGCAAGATGGACATTCGCATCCGTCGAATAATCGACCATGCACGTTTGTTCCTTGACCACAAGACTGTTCCAAACTTCACCACGCCAACAAAAACACTTCACCTTGATGAACAGATGTTGTATTATCACTTACTCGAATATCTATCATTCTTGGCAGACGGTGTTCCAGCGAATGAAGTTGAGTACGCAGCGGGTGGCATTTACAATATGCTACGAAAAGTGAAGCGCACAGCCACAGCAACACCACCGTTCTATTCACGTGTGGAAGTGCGGCACAACATACATGAACTCCGTTCATTTTACATTCGTGTATTTGGTGAAGTCACTGCCATCATGGAACTGCGTGCAGCACTTGACGGTGGTGCAAACCCGCAACAAGTTGCATTCCCAACGCCAAAGGGTGACTGTTCATGGGACTGTGATTTCATTGCAGTGTGCCCGATGTTTGATGATGGTTCGGCAGCAGAGGAGTTGCTCACATCGTATTACGAACAAGGTGATCCACACGATCACTACTATCCAATGGGTGAACGTGAAGATGAAAGGAGCGGAGCATGATCGAGACTCTTTCATTGCTTGTTCATGGCGATTCAAAAGTTGGTAAGACGACACTCGCCGCAACGTCACCAGTGCCAATTTTGGCATTGGACGCAGAAGGTGGTTGGAAGTTCTTACCGCTAAGAATGATCCAGTGGGACCCGGTCACTGGGCCACCACCAGTTTGGGATGGGACATGGGACGTATGTCACGTCATGGTTCGTTCTTGGGCAACAGTTGGCTATGCATTTCAGTGGCTTAATACTGGGCAACACAATTTCCGTAGTCTTGTTGTCGATTCAATTTCTGAGATTCAGCGACGTCTTAAGGAAAACCTTGTTGGAACTGAAGCGATGAAGATGCAAGACTGGGGCGTGTTGCTTAGCCAGATGGATGGTGTCATTCGTGGATTTCGCGACCTAACATTGCACCCAACAAACCCGGTGCAAGTTGTTGTCTTTATTGCAGAGACACGTGAGAACAACAAAGGTAAGTGGATTCCATATATGCAAGGTGCCATTAGCATCTCACTCCCATACTGGGTTGATGTTGTTGGTTATCTCTTTGCACAAGATGTGCCAAACGCAGAAGGACAATTCGATGGAACAAAAGTACGTCGACTTTGGGTTTCACCCAATGAAGTTGCACAGGCAGGTGAGCGAGTACAAGGACGCTTGCCCGCAGTAGTAGATTACCCAAACATTACGAATATGCTCATAGCAGTGTATCCGTCACTTCAACAACAAGCGCAGTAACCTAAACAAAAATAGAAAGAAGGAATGATGGCAGAATTTGATTGGTCCACACTTATCGACCAGGCGGGTGTTACATTAACACCTATCCCTGATGGTGAGTACGAATTGCAAGTTAGTTCGGCTACACCCGGGACATCAAGCAACGGGAAGACGATGATTAACTGCCGATTCAATGTCGTGCAAGGGCCACACACGTCACGACCTGTGTATAACAATTTCACTGTGTCGCCAGAAAACCCTGCTGCACTAGGGTTCTTCTTTCGTCACATGAAGGCGATTGGTTTGGATGAAAACTTTTTCAAGGCAAATCCATCGCCACAACAAGTTGCCGATGCACTTGTCGGTAAGTTGGTGCATGTAACAATTGGTCACAATGTGTACCAGGGTGAAGTGAGAAACACCTGCAAAGGATTCAGCGTTTCACAACTGGCACCAGGTAGTGTTCCTGCAACACCAACACCGGCGCCTGTTGCTGGTGGCGCGTTCCCACCACTTGGAGGTGCAACACCGCCACCATTGTCAGTACCGACGCCTGCAGCACCGCCAGTTGCACCAGCACCAGCACCAGCACCAGTACCTGCACCAACACCAGCACCCGTTGCACCAACACGGACGTTTGACCCGGGAACTGGTATGGAGTGGGATGGGACTGCATGGGTGTGGCCTACTGAGCACGTGGCTGGTTGGAACTGGAATGCAGAGACTGGTGCATGGGTGAACCCTGTGCCTGCGGTTACGGTTGCTGCACCGCCAGCACCGCCAGCACCGCCAGCACCGCCAGCACCACCTGTTGCTGCACCAGCGGCACCACCTGCTCCACCCGTTGTTGCCGGCGCACCAACTCCTCCGTTTTAAGAAGGTATGACGATGGGCAAGATTATCGGATATGGAAAACTTGGGCGTTCAATGCCGCTGGT